ACTCACACGGGTATCAAGGGTGCAGGAGCGACTACTGGTGGCGGTGGTGGCGCAGCTGCTGCCGATGCCCAACCAATGACGCCTAATCTTGCTGCTACTGGCATTGCCATCTATTCAGCATACACCGGAATTCTCGGTACGATCAACAATGGTGGTGGCGGAGCTCACGAGAATGTTCAGCCGACCGTCTTTGTTCCTTATATAGTCTGTTTGAATGGTTAGTCATGAGACTAGAACTCTCGGGAAGTCTCGTTCATCCTGATCCTCTAGTCATAAAGTTCAATTCTAGTCAAAATTTCACTCCACAACAATACATGGACTTGGGCTATACGCATTTCGACGTGATTTGTATCGGTGGCGGAGGTGGTATGGGTGGAGGAATCGACACTGCGAATACAGGAACTCTCATCCGAAGTTACGGTGGAGCGGGAGGAGGAGGGGGCTATCATCGTGTTCGAGGCCTCCTATCGGCTTTACCTACAACCTGCCCAGTTGTGGTCGGTGCAGGAGGAACGCTGGGAACAGAAGATTCGTCGAATCCTGCTGCCACTACTAATGGAGGGGATGGCGGATATTCTTCTTTCAACGACCCCACCTGTAGAGCTTCCGGAGGTAAAGGAGGAAAGCGAGTCCAGACCAATTCCACAACTGCGTCTACACTCGCAGATGGAGGAGACGGAGGGGTAGGAAATCGTACTAATGCAGGTGGAGGTGGTCTCGGTGGAACCCCGGGAGTTCCTACGGCAACGGGTCCAGGCACGCCGGGTACTGCTGGAGCTGATGGTACCTTCTTCCAAGATATTGGTAAAGGTGGAGGTGGAGGTGCCGGTGGAGTTGGTAAGTACGGAGGGATTACTTGTAATGCAGCTACTGCTGGGGGAAGAGGTTCTTTTAACCCGGGCGATACATCAGTTTACGGACCAGGAGATGTTCCTCAAAACGGTCCCTCAAGTGGTGCAGTCAACATCATTCCTGGAGGAGCCAGTGGAGCTAAGGCCGCTCCAGTAAATGGTTTGCCTATAGTGTATGGACAATCCAAGAGTGCCCGGCAAGTAGGCGATCCGGGTACTGTCATTGTTCGTCTGACCTCGGAATAATCATGATTTCTTTCACCCAGAAAGGATCATTCAAAAGAACAGAGTCATATTTACGAAGATTGAGCCAAGAAAATCTCTATGCTACTCTCGGTCGTTTCGGATCTGTAGGTGCCAATGCACTTTCCAATGCCACCCCCGTAGAGTCAGGTGAGACCGCGGCATCTTGGTACTACACGATCGAGCAACGACGTGGATATTATTCTATTCGTTGGCACAATCGCCATACTAATCGAGGAATCAATATCGCCGTCATTCTTCAGTACGGTCATGGTACGGGAACGGGTGGATACGTCCAAGGTCGAGACTATATTAACCCAGCAATAAGGCCTATATTCGATCAAATCGTACAAGAAGCTTGGAGGGAGGTGACTAAGATCTAATGCCGAGTGTTGATGATAAAGTAGTATCAATGAGTTTCGAGTCGAGTAAGTTCGAGTCAGGCGTCAATTCTGCTATTCGCGCTATCGAGAAACTCAATCAAGCTCTTACTTTCAAGAATGCTGGAAAAGGTCTAGATGATATCAACGCCGCGGGTAAGAGAGTAGATCTTAGTCATATCGGTGCAGGTGTCGACGAAGTCTCGGGTAAGCTCAATGCACTTCGTCTCACAGCTATTGGTGTTCTGTCGAATATTGCGTCAAAGGCTATTGCAGCAGGGACCAATTTCGCCAAGTCGTTCACTTTCGAGCCGATCAAAGCAGGTTTTGCAGAATACGCGACGAACCTGAATTCCATTCAGACGATCTTGGCGAATACCCAGGCTTCTGGAGCGACTCTCAAGGACGTCAATAGCGCTCTTCTCGAGCTGAATAAGTATTCTGACAAGACGATTTACAACTTCAGTGAGATGGCCAAGAACATCGGTACCTTCACGGCTGCCGGTGTCGGCTTGAAACCAGCGACTTCTGCGATCAAGGGTATCGCAAACCTTGCGGCACTCTCCGGTTCGAACTCTCAGCAAGCCTCGACTGCGATGTATCAGCTCTCTCAGGCTATCGCAGCAGGGAGAGTAAGCTTGCAAGACTGGAACTCGGTTGTCAACGCCGGTATGGGCGGTACTGTCTTCCAGAGGGCTCTTGCTCAAACAGCTGTGTCAATGGGCACTCTGAAAGACAGCTCGCTCAAGCTGGTTGGCCCGATGAAAAACGTCTCCATCAACGGAGAAGCATTCCGGCAATCGATTTCAGCCAAGCCTGGAGAGAAGTCCTGGTTGACTTCGGACGTCCTGACAAAGACCCTTGCTCACTTTACGGGTGACTTGACGGATGCCCAGCTCAAAGCAGAGGGATTCAACGCCGCTCAAATCAAAGCTATTCAGCAGACAGCCAAGACAGCTCAGGCAGCGGCAACACAAGTCAAGACCTTAGGACAGGTATTCGATGTTGCCAAGGAGACGGCAGGATCTGGATGGGCTCAGACTTTTCAGATTATATTTGGTGATTTCAACGAGGCTAAGAAGACATTCACGGCTCTCTCAAACACGATCAACGGCTTCATCAACACCAATGCGCAAGCACGTAACAAAGTTCTGGCCGATTGGAAGGAACTTGGCGGGCGAACTATCCTGATTGACGCCATTAAAGATGCATTTCATAGTCTAACAGCTATTTTACATTCCGTTTCTCTCGCTTTTCACGATGTCTTCCCACCAGCTACAGGCAAAGATCTTCTGAATCTCACCAAGCAATTCCATAATTTGGTCGACGCTCTAACTCCGAGCCAAGGAACTCTCGTAGCTATTCGTCGTATATTTGTGGGTGTATTTGCTGCTCTTGATATTGGAATTCAGATTGTCAAGGGTATAGGAATCGTATTCAAAGATCTTTTCGGCACTATGAGTGATGGTAGTGGCGGATTCTTGTCATTTCTGGGTGATATTGGAGAGATGATCAAGAGATTCGACGATGCATTGAAGAAGGGCGATGGACTGGAAAAATTCTTTCATGGTATCGCCGATGTCATCGCTATTCCGATCAAGGCTCTGCAACAATTTGGTTCTGCTCTTCATCTCATTATTACTGGTATGAGCCCGTTTACCAGTGGTGTGGACGACATGACAGCATCTATGAGTCCCTTCGAAAAGGTCACAAATGCTGTCAGCAATGCCTGGGGTAAATTCCTAGATTCATTGCTGAGTAGTAAATCGATTCTTCAGCCTATATTTGAAGCCTACATCAATTTCTTCCGAACGCTTATTCCGGCTATCTCCAACGCAATCTCTCAAATGAACTTCGAGACGGTCTTCGCTGCGATTCGGACAGGCTTGTTCGCCGGATTGCTCCTGATGCTCAAGAACTTCTTCGGCAAGGGTTCATTCGTAGATCAGTTGAGCATGCTCGGTGGCGGCCTTTTCAAGAACATCAGCTCAGCATTTGGTGGACTGGCTGGGGCTCTCAAGGGAGTTCAAGGAGTACTGAGCGCCTATCAACAGAATCTCAAGGCAGAAGCTCTCAGAAATATAGCTATTGCCATCGGGATTCTGGCACTTTCCCTCGTCGCATTATCATTCATCGATCCCAAAAGGCTCAATTCTGCTTTGGCGGGGATGACCTTTGCATTCGGTGAGCTTCTAGGAGCCATGGCGATCCTCGATAAGATCGGCACCTCCGGTGGCTTCATCAAGATGCCCTTTATTGCAGGCTCGATGATTCTTCTTGCGGGAGCGATCGATGTTCTCTCCATTGCGGTTATTGCACTCAGCAAGCTCAGCTGGAACGACCTTCTCAAGGGTCTTACCGGTGTAGCAGGAATTCTCGGTAGCCTAGTCGTCGCTGTCAAGCCTCTAGCAGCCAATTCCAAGGGAATGATCACTGCTGGATTCGGCTTGATGGAGATTGCTATCGCTATGCGGATTCTTGCCAGTGCAGTTGCGGCATTCGGAGGTATGAATCTCGGACAGCTTGCAAAGGGATTGGGATCGATAGCTGTCAGCCTGGGCACGTTTGTTGCTGCGATGAGGAAGATGCCGACTGCAGGCATGATGGCTACTGGTGCCGCATTTATTCTCATTGCTGCAGGAATGAAGATCATGGCAAGTGCCGTAGCTCAGTTCGGAAGCATGAACTTAGAGACTCTAGGCAAGGGAATGGCTGCTGTAGCCGCGTCCTTGATCATCATGGCATATGCTATGAAACTGATGCCTAAGACCTCTGTTCTTCAAGCTGCCGGACTGGTTGCAGTTTCCTATGCTCTCGGGTTGATCGCTGATGCAGTTCAGCAAATGGGCGGATTGTCCATTGCTCAGATTGCAAAAGGTCTGGTCACTCTTTCTCTTGCACTTGGTGTTCTGATCATAGCCATGTTCGCTATGGAAGAGGCTATTCCTGGCGCTATTGCAATGGGAATCGTTGCTGCAGGAGTGGCGCTTCTTGCCCCAGCACTCGTCGCTCTGGGGGCTCAGTCATGGGGATCGATTCTCAAGGGATTGATCACTCTTGCCGGAGCTCTTGTAGTCTTGGGTGCTGCTGGAGCTCTTCTTACACCTGTAATCCCATCACTCATTGGTCTAGGAGTTGCACTTACCTTGATCGGAGCGGGTCTTGCGTTAGCAGGAGCAGGTGTCGCATTGATCGGAATCGGTTTAGCAGCTATCGCTGCGTCAGGTGCAGCAGCTGTTGCGGTTCTGATCGGAGCGTTGGAGTCTCTCGCTGAGAAGATTCCTGAAATAGCGACGAAAACTCTTCTCGGACTTCTTCAAGTTGTAGAGTCGCTTGCCAAGGTGGCTCCTCAGTTTGTGGACGCCATCGTCAAGATCGTCACGTCGATGCTGGACGCTGTTATCAAGCTTATTCCGAAATTGGAACAGGTATTCGATCTTCTTATCGCAGCAGGCGTCAGGATTTTGAAGGCCAACGAAGGAAAGCTCATCCAAGCCGGGTTTGATCTTCTGATTGCGCTTCTGAACGGCATCAAAAACAACATCGGTCAAATTGTCACATCCGTCATAGGAATCATCACGAGCTTTGTGAATGCTCTCAGTAGCAATGCCACCAAGCTTCTTTCTTCTGGCTTGAAGCTCTTAACTTCACTTCTCAAGGGAATTTCGGACAATTTCAATCTCATTGTCGGAGCAGTTGGAGATATTGTCACAAAGTTCATTACGACTCTAGGAACCCAGTATACGAGAATCGTCGTGGCAGGTTTGAATGTACTCACAAAGTTCCTCGAGGGTATCGCCAACAATTTGGGCAAAGTGATCAAGGCAGCAGTAGATGTCGTTGTCGCATTCATCACCGGTGTAGGTAATGCTGGCGACAGAATTGTCACAGCGGCAGTTCAAGCAATGATCAAATTTGTCAATACTCTTGAGGCACAATCTGAGCAACTAGTCAATGCCGGGTTCAAAGCGATTCTCAAATTCATAAACGCTATGACAGCTGCTGTCAATACATACGCACCACAACTTCGTACAGCAGGTCTACAGCTTGGTTATGCCCTTATCGATGGTATGACTGGTGGACTTCTTAGTAAGGCTCAAAGTTTGTATAACACTCTTGGTGGTATTGTAAGTAAAGCCAAGAGTTTGGTCTCTGGAGTTAAGGGCTTCATTACTCAGTCGCCTTCGAAATGGACAGAAGAAGTTGGTAAGAACATTATTCTAGGTCTATCTGGTGGTCTGGATTCTAATGCTCCTCTAGTATATTCTTCTGCTACGGCGATGACCTCTGGGGTTATCAATGCAGTCGAGACGTTGTTTGGAATTTCTTCCCCGTCCAAAGTCATGTACCAGATTGGTCAATTCGTCGGTCAGGGATTTGCAGAAGGTCTCAGAGGATCTTCGGATGATATTCAGAGTGCTTTTACTGATTTGAATACCAAGTTGCAAGATGCTATTCACAATGCTCATGATGTTATTGTGACTGAGAATCAGAAACTAGTAGATGTGCACAAGGAAGAATCGGATAAGATCAAAGCAATCAATGACAAGAAGTATAAGGACGAGAAAGACCGAGTCGCCGCGATTGCTGCTGTTCATGAAGAGTATGCCAACACAGTCTCGAAGATTAACAAAACGATAGACGAACAACAGGCTATCTCGAAACGGGCACAAGCGACTCATTCGGTTCTAGTCAAGAATCTCCAAGACGAGAAAAGCCAGTTGATGAAGCTTGCCGATGAGTATGCCGGTGTTCATGACAGACTCAAACAGGCGAAGGACGATTTGGCTGCTCTTCAGACTAAGCTTCAAGACCAATACGGGGAACTTCCTGAGATTCCCGATACTATGGTCACCGAGATTGCTGATGCAAAGAAGAAGATAGCTGATGCCAATGCCAAACTGAACGAAGCTGTATCGGCTGAAGTACCTGATACACAAGCAGTTGCTGATGCTCAAGCGGCTGTCGTCGATGCCCAAGCCCAGTTCGACAGTCTCGTCGCGGGGAAAGTCTTGAACGCAGAGGGTACTGCCGTCGATCAGCTGGCTACGTACGTACAAGCTCTGAAAACCCAAACAGACACTGTTTCTGCATATCAAGCCACGCTTCAACAGCTTCGCAAGCTGGGTCTGGACGACGCAACATATCAGAAACTTCTCAACGAGGGTCCAACAGACCAGCGTTTTGCCGAGCAACTTCTGTCCGGTGGTGAACAAGCAGTAACGAGGCTAGACAAGCTCGACGATAATCTCAGTACAACAGCTAAACGTCTTGCCACAAATGCCGGAGACAATCTCTTCAAGGTGGGCGTCCAGGGTAAGGAAGGTCTCATTACAGGACTTGAAAGCGATGAAGCGGATCTTCTGAAGAGAATGGGTAAGCTTGGTAAGAAGATTCTAAATGCTATCAAGAAGTCTCTCGGAATCAAGTCTCCGTCAACAGAATTCGCTGAGATTGGTAAATCTTCGATGGAAGGATTGGCCAAGGGATTCTCCGATTCTACGAATATTGTTGCTGATGCTGTCGATGGCGCTGCCAAGGACGCTTTGACTGCAATGCAACAGTCTATGAAGGGACTTTCAGACGGTCTGGCCGAACATATCGACCCAAATCCTGTTATCACCCCAATCTTGGATCTCACTCAAGTTCGTTCTCAAGCTCAAGAGCTGTCGGGATTGACGAACACAGTTCCGATCACCGCTTCAGCTTCCTATGGTCATGCTACCAGCATCTCTGCATCGACACCCACCACTCAAGGTGAGGACGTTC